GGGCAGTAACACGCTGGCGGTAGAGGTCAACTATTTCTTCAACTGATTTCATGCGTGACCTTTAGTGTGACTCAAACAATGCAACGATAACATATTAGCCTTATCTAAGCCAGGATGGTCGCCATTGGCGGGGTGGTGCTTTTGATTCGGTAAGGTTCGGTAGGTTTAGTAGTGCCATCCATAATGCCATCACAATGTCGGTACCATGTTTCTTGTCTCGTGACCATTTAGTTAACTCATCTGTGGCAGCAAGGGTCTTCCAATTGCCTTTCATAGATGGTAGGCGCAATGCTCCTGACCTGATAACTGCTGGTAGTAGTGCTTCTACACCTAGTGATTCGTCTAGTTTGTTTCGGCTTGTGGTATGTGGTATCACATTGACACGGTGCAGGGCTTGCCATTTGCGTACAAAGTCATGCGCTAGAAGGAAACGCTGGGCTGCGTTAATTTCTACAACCCAATGCGAGATAGGGTAGCCCATTTGGTATGAGCGTTCCTGCATCCTGTCCATCAGCCCTGAGTATTCACCTGTCATGGTGTCATAACCGAGGACTTCTTCAGCGGATAGTTTGACTCGTTCTATGTCTACAACATGGTAAAGGTTTGTATTTGGCTGGTAAATAATCCAGACAAACGCCCAAAACATAGTAGGTGAGGGGTCTACAGCCACGATAGATACCCACGGGTGGGCTAATCCTTCAGGGATGTACCCTGGTTGGCGGTCACCATCTATACAACCTGGGTAGTCCACGCCATCTAGCCCTAAACCGCCTGTTATCCAGGTGCGTTGTACCAGTTTAGAGTCTAGGTCTAGGTCTTCTTGTTGATATACAACTTTGAACACATCTGGTTTGTTGTATTTAATGAAAGATAGGTCTTTCCACGGGAGACGCTTGGGGTCTAGTAGCGGTCCGTCTGGATACGGTAAAGATTTGAAAGAACGAGATTCTTTACCCGTGTCAAGTTCTTCATAATACGCTTGATAGACAATATGCCTGTACTTTTTTTGCCGTACTGGTACACCTTCAGATACATCTTCAGGGGTAATGACATCTGCCCCATCGTAATTGATATCTTCTTCAATGTCGTATGTTTCTTTGGCGAGACAATGAGCGTAAAGGTCCCCCGAACCGAGTCTTTGCCCGACAACAGCCAGCAACCCGCCTGGGTCGCAACGGGCTTCTGCCACTCCGTCCCATCTTTCCAGAAGTTTGTCCCTAGCCACGCTTTCTCTCGCATTGTCAGGTGAGGCAACATCGTCAAAGAGGCATAGGTCGGCTCGGTGCCCAATGAACTCTGCTTCAATTCCGTATGCACGGACAGTTGGCTCTTTGTTGTCCAAACCATTTCCGTCAAGTTGCTCCACGACGAACTCATCGGCACGCCAAAGCGCCCCTTTGTCCACTGGTTTGAATCTTCCGTAGTCAATTGTTAAACATCCTTCTGCATCTATTGCTAATCCCTTTTGAACCATGCCTGGGTCTGGGAGAATTGGTGATACTCGTTCTAAAGTTTCACGGATACGGCGGGAATACATTTTCGCCATGTTCTGTGACACGGACCCAATCATGACTCGTACCCGTCGGTTGCGTACTATCGCCCACACAGCAACATCGTGAAACAAAGTTGATTTTCCTGCTCCTGGTGGGACATTGATTACTACAAATTCTTTTTCTTCTGACTCCAACAGTTTTACAAGAGTCACAGCGGCTTCAACCTGCCACGGACTTGGCACTCGCCCTAGATAGCGGCGACGAAAGTAATCAAAATCTTCCAACCCCCGTAGTGCTTCTTCGCAAAGCATGTCATGAGGAATAGCCGAAGGCATATCTATGGCATCCATGAAGTTCATGTGTTGTAGTTCTTGGCGACCACCAGACCCAGCACCAGTAGCGGCTTTGTGAACAGCAGATTTGTGCCCTGCTTCTAGTTCTTTTGCTTTCTTAACCCATCTACTACCTGTGTTGTAGTGGATACCCGCCTCAGCACATGCATCTTTGATGTTTCGTCCAGCAGATATGAGGGCAAAGAATTTAACTTTGTCTTGTACTGGAACAATTCGTTTTGTTCCCATCGGGTTTTATTCTACCACTTAACTTTGTCAGCCCAATATGCAGCAGACATTTTTCCTTTAGCAATGTTAGAAGCATGGCGGGCTTTGAACGCTTTATTACGAGCAGACCCATCAGGGGAACCTGACACTCCTTGTTGTCCAAAGCGGATTAGTTTCACTTCGCTACCAACTTTGGCTACAACAACATGAGATTTAGTTGGGTGCTTAGGAGTTGCCTTTGGTTGGTTAAAGCCTGACACTCCTGCTCGTTCCAGTCGTGGGTCCTTCTTTGCTGCCATTACTTTTTCTTTGCTGTAGAAGCAGCCATGTTATCAACAAGGTTCGGATACGGACGACCCGCCTTTTTAGCCCGTGCTTTTGCTGCTGTCTTTTGAGAGGAGGAAAGAGGAGTAGATTTCTTATTGGGGTTTTCTTTTTCCCAAACAGGTTTTGCTTTCATGTTGTAAACATTAACACCACCTGCTATGCTTCGTCGCACAAGTTCATTTCTCGCATGGCTGTATACCGTTTGCATGGTACGGGGCGTTTAACACCAGGTAACTGGGGTAGATGTTTCCTGCAATCAGACAAGACCGTTATGTAACTCTTTGTTTTGTTGTGTAAGAGAAACAAGCAGCGTGAACAACGACATATGTTCAACCTTTCAGGTGTCGGCTAAAAGAATTTGGCTACGGCGACCTTGGTATCACATTGGTATCTAAACCGTGGGGGAGGCTAAACCCAGTCTGCCAGTCATCAGGTTCCGCTAAAGCGGCTAACGCCCTTGGCTACGAATTTTTAGGAAAAAATTCTACCAACTATTTGACATCAAATAGTTTCTACGCCAGCGGTTGTTTGCAAAGAAGCAGTCACAAAGTCTAGGTCCAACTTCCAAGTCGGTGGTTTTCTTTTTTTCTTTCCTTGCCAACTTAAGCAGGTAGCCTTCCAGCCAAGCGTATAACACCACCCAGAGTGATGACCCACCACACACAGTGACACCCAACCCCCCACCCACAAAAAGAGTGGTTCTGTATTTCTCTTAGTACACACCTACCACACCTACGGTGCCTCGGCACACCCCCAGTTGCGTTATGCTCTCTACCTACTGGTCGGTAGGCTATAAGCCTTTCTGCTGGATAATTACATAACGAACATTATGGGCGTACCCCTACCCCCCTAGTAGCCCCACAAAACCCACCCCCCCCTATGTCGTTGCACTTGCAACTAACTAAAATAGGGACAGGGCGTGTGCTTGCTGGCGTGTTGCCTAGTGCTTGCAACTGCTAGCGCCTTCGTTCCTCAGTTGCTCTCTGTCCTGTCTTAAGTCCTCAATATCATCTCATATTGTGGGAATGCCATCATTAGCGTTGTACGGTACCTTACCCGTGAGTAACCACCCTTGCGCTATGTGCACCCATAGAAATACTGTCATGACGATATTATTACTTGCACACTACAAATAAAAATATGCTCTTTGATAGTGGAACTGTGTAACGGATGTGTATAAGATGTTGGTACATCAAGTGAGGCACCCGCCTCAACTAATCCCGAGGGGGAATCATGGAAATACTAACCACTACACAGGATGCGACTCTTGCTCCTGTCATTACCGCATTGCATGAGGTGTACGACATCTTGGCAGAGTCCGTACTTACAACAGAGGGGGTGACATTGCCTCCCGCAGTGTTCACTGTCCAACGCTCGGCTCGGGCGTGGGGTCATATCTCCGTAGTGCCAATGTGGGGACAAGAACAGCAAGAACTAGACGGAGAGTACGCCTACGCACACTTTGCTATCTCAATGGGTCTCACCCCAACAAAGACAACCGAAAAGGGATTCCATGAAATTATGGTTAGCGGGGAGAACTTGCGCCGAGGTGCTCGTGCAGTATTCGGAACTACAGCACATGAGACAGCGCACGCCTACAACATCGTCCAAGGTATCCGAGATGTTGACAGCAACGGACGACACAACAAGAAATTTCAAGCGACAGCCGAACGGGTGTTCGGTCTCACCATCACCAAGGTTTCCGAGTCTATCGGGTGGAGCCATACCGAGGTATCGGACGAATGCGCCGAGCGTTGGGCTAGTTGCATCAAGAAACTAGAGGACGCTATCGCTGTGGTCTCGGGTACCAAAGTCGGACAGGGTGGCGGTATCTCTATCGGTGGATTCGGTGGAATGTTCGGCGGTGGCTCGGCTCCCAAGGGACGAAACAAGAACCTACTCAAAGCATCCTGTGCTTGTGGTCACTCGGTGAGAGTAAGTCGCAAAGACCTCCCATTCGTGGGTGCGTGCCGAGCATGCGGGGAGGATTTCACGGTAGCCGAGTAAGGACTTAAGACAGGAGACTCCCCGCCTACGGGCGGGGGGTTGCCTCGGGTGCATTG